CTCGCGAATCACCCGCGACGTTTTGCGCTGACAGTACCTTTTGCCGGGGGGCCATACCCCCCAGAGCCCGTGTATCGCGCCCTGCTGATCGATATCAGTCCCGGCGACCGAAACCATAGCCGACCGCAATGGCGCCACAGCGACGATTCACGCAATCCTAGCATGGTGTGAAATTTTTTGATAAGGCTTACCCCCCCCCAGGGGGGGGCAGGATAAAAACCGCGTGATGTGGATAGGGCTAGGTAGGGTAGGGGGGCGGGGGCGGGGTCCGGGTAGGGCGGGACCGGGATAGCGCCCGACCCTGCCCACCTGCCCGGCCTACCCCACCCCCGACATTTCGTTTTCAAATGCTTTTTTAAATTGCTTGTCAAAGTTATTTGTGAAAACGCCTTTGGCAATCTGATAGTAAGGAAAGATCGAGCGATACTTTACTCTCGGTTCCCAGGCGACCAGCAGACTGAGGCGACCATTCCGCTCACGGCGGTAGATGCCGGGCTGCACTCCATCACGCAGCCCGAGCTGAACGTGGTTATCTTTCGCGAGTAGCGTTTTGATATAAGTCCGCGAGAGGTTGCCGTATTTGTTGCGGCGCGCTTTGGCAGTTGGTACAGGCAGCGCGCGCTTGGGCGGCGTCCTGGTTCCGCCCATCGCTTGCAGCGCGATCACCTTGTTAATCCTTTCGCCGCCAGCGCGGAACTGGCCGCGAGGCGCGCCCGGTATCAGCTCGGCGCGCAGTGTGTTGAACCTGGAGAATATCCCGATGAACCCGAGCTTGCCGCGCGGATTGAATATCCCGTTCAGAAGGAACGGCGTCGGCCTGTCAAATATCTTATCGGCTTGCGCGCGCTGCGCTTTCGCCGCGATGTTCGCGGTCTGGTTGAGCGCTTCGCTCTCCGCGTACATTAGCTTTTTGCGAATCTTCGGGAGGTTGCGCTGGAGCTTGCTTAGGTCGGAGCTTGCTTTAATCATTGCGCGTTACCAGGTAGGGGGGGGGTACTAATAATATCAGTCGGGGCCGGCACCCCCCACCCCCCACATTTTTATTCGTAGGTGCATCAGCCGATGCAGGAACCATTGAGCTTTGTCCAAATCCTTCCGGGCCAGCTCCAGATCGTCACGGTGCTTTTTGTCATAGCGCCAGATATATTTGATGACGTTGCCGCGCAGATACCCGGCAAACTCCTCCGGCGTCATCATCGCCTCAATCGCGTGGATGCACTCGATGTCGTCGGTTCGATAGTGACTCGGGTTTACCACACCGTCATCATCTTGAATCACGATCTTATCGTCATACATCTATCGGCGCCCTCCGCCGAAACCGAACAATCTCGAGAGGCGGCTCCTTAGCTTCGTCCAGCCGGACGACAGCCAGGTCACGGCAGACCGCCATATCCGTCTGCAATCTCTCCGCCATTTTGTGAGCCGCGCGGACAGCGATGTCGCAATCCTCCGAATCCAGCGCCGCCATCGTTTTGCGTATTTCTTCATTTACCCACATCCTCCTGCCTCCGGTCCCGCTCTTCCCGATACGCATCAAAACAATCGGGCTCGTTGTTTACAAAATCACGCTCGTCGTATTCTGGGCAATTAGGATGGTGGCCGTCAATGCAGCCACACTCGTTACAAAGTTTCATATCTTATTGACCTCGTTAATCCTCTCGCCGATCCAGCGCATGACCGGCACTGCCATCGAGTTGCCGATTGCTTTATACCTCGGCCCGTCTGGGCATTTGTCCGCCGACCTGTTTCGGTATGGCACCTGAGTAAATCCATCGGGGAAACCTTGCAGGCGCTCGCACTCAGTTGGGGTAAGCCGGCGAACGCTCAGACTCGAGGATGGGAGTAGCGCGCCCTCTTCGACGTCGCGCGCCCCGAGAGCATTAAACATTCTGGCCGTGATGGTTCCCATCGTCTCGCGCTCCAAAACGTAATGACCTGAATTAAGGCTTTGGTGCGCTTGTTGAGCTAACCCGCATTGCGTATCTAAAGCGCCCACGGTTGTTTGGTGAATGATCGCCTTGCCCTCGTCGACCCACTGATCCGATCCCAGCTTTGCATTATCCATTGCGGAAAGTGTTGAGGATACAGATCGGAGCGGCATCTCGGTGACGATTGGCACATTCCCGCCGCCCGTCTCGTATTTGGCGGTGACGGTACTACAGGTTTCGCCCAGCGGTTTCACTCTGCTGTCTTGCCCATGACACTCGTATACTTCAGCGCCTCGAGCAGAATCGGCGGGAGAGTTTTTCCGCGCTTCTCGGCTCGGCGGAGAATCCCCTCGCAAGCTCTCGCGCTCAAAAAGAACCGCTGCGGCACGGCGCCAGTCTCCAAGGTATCCGACAACAAACACACGGCGGCGTCGCTGGGCCACTCCCCAGAATTGAGCGTCAAGAATTCTGTATGCGAACCCATACCCGATTTCTGCCAGCGCCCCGAGGAAGGCGCCAAAATCCCGTCCTCCGTTCGATGACAAGACACCGGGCACGTTTTCCCAGACCACCCACTGTGGCCGCTCTCGTTGAGCAAGCCTAATGAATTCGAGCGCCAGGTTGCCACGGTCGTCGTCCAATCCTTTTCTGAGTCCTGCGACGCTGAAGGATTGGCAGGGGGTTCCTCCAACCAAAAGTCCGATTGTTCCATACTGATTTTCTCCGATAGTTGTAAAGTCGTCGTGTAGCGGGACGTCGGGGTAATGATGCGACAGTACCGCGCGGGGGAATGAATCTATCTCACTAAAAAAGGCTGGCTGCCATCCCATGTGATGCCATGCCGCTGTCGCGGCTTCAATGCCAGAACAGACTGATCCGTATCTCATTCGCACACCTCCGCATATATCCCGCGAAAGTCGGGCCATGATTCCGACTTTACGTTTGCACAATACTCCGCCTGCGCGCGCTCTGCCTCTTTCAGATCGCCATCACCGACAAATCCAAACGCCGCAACCAAAATAATGATCGCCAATGCGACCCAATGCTCTCCAATATCCATGATAAGCCCTCGCAAAAAAAGGGCCGCTACTGCGGCCCGTGAGTTGTCGGTTGTAGATTAGGCGGCGCTGAGTGCGCCGAAATGCTTTTGAACTGCAAGCGTCAGAAACATCTCTGCGCCCTTGTGCATAGTGCCGGCGTCTACCTTCTCAAATTCGACGGGCATTTTCTTCGCGCGGAAGTTGTAACCCGTGAGTCGGATTTTCTGGCCGCGAACCTCGTGGATCATGTCGACGAACTCCTCCGCCTGCTCGGTCGTGATCGGCTCTTTAACGTCCCATCGAATTCGCTGAATCAAGTCGTCGCGCTTTGCTTGCTCCTCGCGGGTCAAGCATCCGGCGCGCGTGAGCTGGACCTTAAAGCTCACGGTGTTGGCGTCATAACTAGCGTTGCCAAATTCCCCATCCAGACCAAGCTCCGCCAGCTTGTCGGCGATTGCTTTGTTCAGCTCGTCGCGGATAGCGGCAACATCAGATCGAGCGATTTCGTTTTCTTTAAAATTTTTCATGGTGTTTTCTCCCTTAGTTGGTCGGGACCATCCCGTCCATGTCGTTGAATCTACGCCCCTCCCCTCCCCCCTGTCAAATGTTTTTACACTGTTAATTCATACAGTATTTATGGGCGCCTTTACCTTCACCCAGACCTCGAGGCGCCTACGGTCGCCGATGCGGTTGTCCCACTCGAGGTGATCCGGCCTCTGGCCGACCAGCAGCTCGAGCGCTTCCGCCATGCCGCCTTTACTGCCGCCATGATACTTGTACAGATAACGCAGCTCGGTATAGCTGACCGCGCGCCCGACGCATTCGTTAAGAGCTTTAATTGTCGCCAGTGTGTCGACCTTTAACATTTCGCCGGCTCCAAAGTTACGCAACACGAAATTGCGGGGGATTGATTTGCCTCCCCCGAGCGCCCCCCAAGGGCGCGAGCGGGGGGGCTGATTAAGCCCCCGCCAAGTGTTGCTGTAAAAGTTAAATCAACCACCCTGCACCCCCCCTATTTACTAGGGGCGGGGGGGGGGTACAGCGTGTCTACTTTTTTGACAGAATCGTGAACCCCGTGACCCTGCCTTTCTGGTTCATGGCGTCCATGACTTCATAGTCCTGTTTGATGAAACCAAACACCTCCTCGTTCGATTTGCCGGTCGCCGGCAGCGTGATTTTGAGCGGTATCAGATTAACCGGGACGCTCGCTGCGCGCCCGGCGGTGTGGATATAGCCGCCGATGTTCTCGTCGATCACCGCCCTGATTTCGTCTCGGATCGCCTGGTTCTTTATGTCCTCGTCGACCTTTCCGACCAGCTCGGCAGCGGCCTCGTCGAACGGCCTCCAATCCAGAATAGACATATCCATCGAACCGTTCTCGAACTCGACCGGAACCCGGTACATGGCGCCCTGCCAAACCGGCGGACTGTCGACCAGGCGCCAGCGATCCTTTTCCCAATTCGCCAGCGTGAGATTCAGCTTTTTGTCGTATGTCACATTGATCGAATAATCGATGTTGCCGATCAGCGCCGACGCGCCTCTGGCGGATCGACCCTCCGACATTTTGCTGGTGTGATGAACCAGCGTGATGGTGCCATTCGGATCGATGGCCGGCGCAATGTGATCCTCGAGCGACTTAATCAGTTTCGACGCCTCGCGATTGTCGTTCTCCTCGAATGAGAACATGGTCGCGGTCGTGTCGAAAAACACCGCCATCGGTGTGCCGGTCAGCTCTTGAATCCAATCCCCCATGCTCTGAATGTACTCAATTCCGAGCGACATCGTGGGCAGCGAGTACAGATTGAAGCGCCTCGGGCGATCCCCGAGATACGCTTTCATTCGGCTGCGGATATGTCCAATCGACTCCGAGAACAGGATGACGTCGCCCGGCGTGATCGGGATGCCCTGCCACTCAGTCTCCCCGGCGATCATGGCAGCGATCAGATCGCACATTAGGTGCGATTTTCCGCTGTTGCTGGGTCCGTAGATCATGCCGACCGACCTGGCGGGGATCAGTTTCTCGAGCATCCACGCCGGCTCGCGGACGATCCAATCCCAGGGCTCGGTCGGGATATCGGCAAACGGCCCCTCCCGTGCCTTCTGAATGTCGAGCATCCGGCTCGCTAATGCGTCATAGTCAGACATGAACACCCCCTTATCATCCACTCCCGCCCACTAACGGCCTCGTGAAACGCCGTGAACTTGCGTAGGTCTTTTCGAGTCATTTTTAAATCATGGTTCTCCAGGTTGCCGACAAATGTCTCGCGCCAGAGATACATATCGATCATTTCGTCGGCGCTGAATCCGGTCAGCAGCCGAACCGCATGATGGGCATATCCCCGCCATGCGCTGGATACCGGGACGCCCTGATCGACTGCCCGGCAGAATGCCGCCATAAACATTTCGACCTCATCGAGATCGACCTTTCCGGCGTAGTTGAACTGCGGTCGCGTGTCCTCGACCAGCCCGGCGTCGGTCAACCAGCGCGCCAAATCCTTAAACTGGCACCCCTGGCGGCAGTGAACGATCAGGTTGTGCTGCCGTCCCTGCCTAACGTGAAAACGGTCCTGTCCGCCGCATAACGGACACGGACCCTTATATTCACTACCGGCCCTTTTGAGCCCGAGAACATTGGCGACCGCTTTCGGGTCGCCCTGCATTTAAAACGGAATATCGTCGTCTGCTACTGATGGCTGCGCGCCGCTAAACTCCGGCGATACAGCCGACTTCGCCGTCGGCTCGAACCGTTTGACGCACCAATCGCCGTCCTTATCTTTCGACACCAGAACGCGCAGCTCGTGCATCTGCAGCTCGACCGGATTTTTCTCGTCCTGGATCGAGTTGATCCCGACCGCGTTCATTATGTTCGCCAGAATGCGATAGGCGATTTCGCGGACCTCATCGCGCGGATGCGCTACGTTGAGGTTTTCCCACAGCTTTTTTCCGTTGTAGTCGGTCAGACTGAAACGAACCGAAACGTAATTGTTACCGGCGGCGCTCGTTTTCTGCATGACCTCATCGATGGTTGCGGGGGTCCAGCCCTCTTTTAGCTCGACCCCGCCACTGCTTTCGCTTGCCCAATCGCTTGCATTAAATCCCATTGTTAGATTCTCCCTTTGGGTAGTACGTCCAGAAATCGGGGCTCATCGGATCGAGCCCCAGGTGAAAAAGCCGCTGATAATCAGCGACCGTTGCAGCGAAAACGATCTCGCCGCGAGTCTTAACGAACCGACCGACGCAGAACACCGCCGGCTCGTAATCCCACAATAACAGTAGGGTTTCCCCCAGCTCGGCATTTCCGACCGGCGGACTATCCGACCAGGGGCGCAATATCCGCTCGATCATTTAGCCAGCGCCCCCGCGAACTCGGACCAATCGAGCGGCATTTCCGCCGGCAGTCCGTAGCGGTTTTTCGCGACCCATGCCGGGCGCTCCTCGGTATACATGACCCGATCCCCCTGGCCGTGGCCGCGCGTCCTTGTGCGACCTCGGTCCTCGGTTTTGATCGTCTGATACTTTTGGTTTGCAAACAGAATGGCGTCCGAATGCTCGCTGACCAGATCGCAGGCTTTCGCCTGGAGCTTGATAACGAACCGATCAAAACTCTCGGCGTCGGGCGCCTCGAATCGCTTGATCGAGCTGTGCGCGATCAGAACCGACGTCATTTTCTTGACGTCCCGCAAGTAATTCATGCGGTCTAGGAATTCACGCCAATAGCGCAGCGCCTCGACATACCCGCGACCGTAGCCCGGCTGCTCGATGCTCGACCATTTGCTCTGCTCGCAAGTGTGCGCCCAGATCAGCGGCTCGAGCCAATCAAGCGAGTCGACGACCAGCGTCCGATATTTGTGATCGTCCTGTATCAGCGAGTCGAGCGCCGCGCGCACCTCGGCATAGCTCGTCGGCTTCGGGAATGCGTCGACCTCGATTTTGCCGAGCCCGTTCTCAATCGGCAGGAATATCGGGTTTTTCGCCGACGCTGCGAACGTCGTTTTCCCGATCCCCGCCGGCCCGTAGATCAACACCCTCGGCGGTTGTAGGTCGCCACCCTTTTTAATGTCTGCAAGTTTCATTAAATGCTCTCCCTTATTAACCCACAAAAAAGCTCGAGCCCTATCTCGCAGGCGCTTCGATAGTCCTCCAGCAGAAAAATATCTGTTTCGTATGGCACCAGAACCCGCCAAGGTTGCCGGTCGGCGCGGAAACAGACCGCCGGAACCTTGCCGACCGTGCGCGCTTGAAACACTGCCTGGTGCCAGAATATCTTTTTGTCGCCGTCCGTAATGTCGCGGTATCGCTTGCATTCGATAGCCCAATGATCGAGCCCGATCAGATCGTGACCGCCGCCAAACGACTGCGCGAGATTGCGCTCGAGGCGGATGCCGGTCCATTCCTCAATCGCGAGGATCAGCTCGCGTTCGCCGGCTGCGCCCTTGTTGCGGCTTCTACTTCCCATTAATCGGTGACACCTCGGCGCGTTCTGATTTCATCTTTTTCCAAATCTCGCGCCTGGTCTGCTCGCGCCATGACTTCGCGAACGCAAACCCGAACGCCACGCAGAGCGTGATCCAGAGCGGAGACGTGACCCAGAGCCATGACCACTCGATCAGACCGGCTAGTTTCAAGCCGACGAACATCAGCAGGAAATTGTCGATCAGGTGACCCCAGCGGTTGTTATCTCCGGGCATGGGTTACCCCGGCGAGCTTGATCTCCGCGATCATTACCTCCGCCTGGATTCGCCGGGCCTCGGGAATCTCACCCTTGCGGCGCCAGTGATAGATCGTCTGCCGAGTTATGCCCAGGGCTCGCGCGGTCTGGGATACGCCCCCGAACGCAGAGATAATCTCCTCGAGTGACATTTTGGTCGCTCCTTTACATTGACGCGCCGAGAGTAGCGCGTATTATCTGAGAGTGTCAAATTATTAAACAGGGGGCCACATGGTCGGCAAACTATCAGACGACACCAAAATGTCGGGATCGCGCATCCCGGTAATTTATTGCTGGAATCATGGGGTCGCGCATCCCTGGTCAACGCCGAACGACGAATTGCGGAAGTCGATACAGGCCGCAGCCGGTAGGCGGCAGCATTCGGATATCGGGGAGCCCGGCATCGTCGGCAACCTGCTCGAGCCGGTGCTGATCCGCGATTGCTGCGCGCACCTCCGCATTCCGCAAGCCGATTTGACGCCGGAAGTCATCAAGCTCGAGGATTTCGAGGTTTCTTGCGATGGGATCGTCCAGCTCGAGCAGCCGGTCGACGTCCGCGAGAACGGCATCATTCGCGTTGTGGGCGACGATTCGATCACCCTAGAGGGGACCATCCCCATCGAGTGCAAAGTCACTACAGCGCCACCTACGGACGATATCCCGCTCTATCGGGGTCCGATCCAGCTCCAGGCGCAAATGATGGCGACCGGAGCGAGTGCCGGGATCATTGTCACGCTGCATCGGGGCATCGAGCGCCGGATTCATATCATCCCCGCCGACGTCGACATTCAGGCTGAGATCGCCGATATATGCAGCGACTTCCGGCGCCGGGTCGCCGCCGAGGATTGGTACCCGCCGGTCAATGTCGACGACGCGGTGATCCGCCCAGGCGAGAAAAACGAAACGCCGGTCGATCTAGGGGAGGCGCTTGCGAATGACGTTTATCAGCTCGAGACGCTGCGCGACCATCGCACCCAGCTCGCGGAGGAAATCGCCGAGCTGGAGCTGAAGATTATGACCGCGATGGGCGACTCGACTCTCGCACAAGCCGGCCCCTACCGGCTCGAATGGCCGATGCGTAATTACAAAGCGCAGCCGGAGCGGGTTGTGCCGCCGAAAGAGGCGCGTTCTATTCGATTGAAGTCGCTGATCGTTAAGGATAGTATCTAAGTTGCGACTGTTTGCTACTCCCTTTCAGTCGTAAACGTTTGAGTCTTGCCGCCTCCGGGCGGCTTTTTTAATAATGCTCCTCGCCGTCGCCTTCCTCGATTTCGTATTCTTCGATCTCCTCGACTTCCCAACCCTCCTCCTCGAGCAGCGCCTCGTAAATATCGGCGGTCGGCATATCTATCGATAATCCCTCGGGAAAGAGCTGCGTGTATATCATCGCGCAGCCGGGTCGACCGCGCTCGGGCAGCATCATCAGGATTTCGCCAGAGCGGATATATAGCTCGCCTTGCTCTGTTATCAGCTTAATCATCGAACCGATTACCCTTTCGCGAATTATCCCTCGCCGTCAGTATTTGGAGATTCCAGGGAACGTGTAGACCGCAAACCATCTGACCGCGCAGCGGCACGATATGATCGACTGAGTGCGGGACGCCGGTTTCTGCGGTCACGGCCCTCGCCTGGCGGTAAACCTCTTCGATTGCCGCCTGGGCCATATCATTTTCGCGCAGGATGTTGGCGCGCTCAATGTAAAGCCGGCGCCGGTCTTTCGATTGTCTGTGAGTTTTTCTGTATTTCGGGCGGACATAGCGCGCAGCGTACAGGTGCCGGGCGTTTTTTCGGTAATGCTCGCGCCAGTATTTGACCCGAGAGCCGCGCTCCTGGTCATACTCCCGCCAATATGCGCGCTTTTCTGCGCGCTCTCTGGGGCTCATTGTGGCGGTTTTGATGGCGCTGCAAGTCGAGCAGCATTTGTTTGCGGTGTAGCGGGGCGCCAGGTGGCCGAACTTGCACGGCTTCCCGGTGAAATAGTATGCGGCCCCTGACTTCCGGGCCTGTTTCGCTGACCCGATCAGATATTAAACGGGCGGCTTATCCTCCCTCATTGCGTCAGAGAGTCTTTTCGCCCTTGCCCCCACTTGCTCGGCCCATTCAGACCGCAACATTTCGTCCGCTGCCTCTGCGAATCTTTCATCGCGCATATACCCGATGGTTCGCTTAAAGTTGAGGAAACCGAACGTCCCCAGATTGAAGGCCATATTCAGCACTACCATTTGCCTGGTTTCGCTGAGATCGCGCCACTCGGGAAACAGCTCGTCCAGCTCGCGCATGAGGCGCACAATGTCGCCCTCGAGCATGAATTGCGCCTCGGCCTTGGTGATCCCGGTATCCTCCAGGTTTCGACCGACGCCGATTGTGAGCTTCCCAGCGGTGCAATAATACGGCTTGAGCTTGCAGCCTTCGTCAAGCTCGAGCCATTTCGTCAGGATTTTAAAGTCGACACCCGCTGTCACTTACTGGTATTCCCGAATTTCTGGAGCGCGCCTTTCGCCAGGTCGCCCATGTAAGGCGCAGCGAAATAAAAGCCTAAAATCAGCATGACCGCCGGGGTCATGGTATCGATGCGACCGTCGAGTATTTCGGTGCTTGCCATCAGTTTTTGGGATGCGTTATCGCCGACCCATATACCGACGACCGAGCTGACCGTCGCCGCCAAAAACATGAATAACCAGGTGCCGGTAATCGAAAACGCAATGACGCGCCTCGCCAGCCGGGAACCGGTCGTCGACTCGAGCCATTGGATCGTCATTTTTCGAGCGTCGGCCTCGGCCTGCATTAGCGCCTCGCCTTGCTCCTGCTTGGTATAAAACGACTTATCGATTAACCCGAAAGTTTTGTCGATGATATTACCGGCAGCATCGCCTGATCCGAACAGATTGCCGAGCAGTGACATGGCACCCCCTAATCGTCGTCCTTGCCTAGTAGCGCCCGGACGGTCTTGGTTTCGTAGATACGGATGCCCGTCCAGACAATCGTAAACAGCGCGGCCAGGGGCGGAAGGATCGACCCTAGTGTTCCCAGCATTGTGGCAATACTAGCCGCGTCGACAATCGTTTTCGTTGTCTCATCCATCATTCAGCCCCCAGGGTTTTCGCGATTCTAACAGCTCACGCGGTCGCTAGTCGACGCAAGACCTTATATATAGCTGATCGTCAAACGTATAGCCGTTGGCGTACAGATAAGGCGCATACGCCTCGCACCACTCAGGGGAGCCCGGAGATAGCCCATCGTAGGGCTCGGGTTCATAGTCGACTTTATCGCTCGGCGTAGTATGCGTGAAATATACGTTTCCGTTTTTATAGTTTTTCTTGCGATACATTTTGCTCGCCGTCTCGACATAGACTTTTTCATTCGGCTGCACGGTGTAGGTCGTGCCGTCCTCGTAATAAATGACGGTCTGCGCCGCTGCGCTGGATACAAATACCGCCAAAAATGCCGCGAGTGTTTTCATTAACTAAGCTCCTTTAGTTGCTACCGCATCAAAAATCAGACCGATCAGCCCAGCAGCAACCGCCACCAGGACGACGATCCAGAACGATTTAATCATGGTGTCCCGAGCGTCCTGCTGCGCGTACACTTCGCGCTTGCGCTGCTCTGTGACTTCCCTGACGCACTCGCGCCACATTTCGATGCCTTCGTTTCCGTAGGCGTAGGTAATCATCGTTATCAGCTCGGCCCGTTGCTGCGTGACCTTTTTGCGCGCAGCGAAAATGCGCGTTCCCTCGGCTTCCGCCGACTCAGCGAAAACTAATTTTTTGAACGGGTTGGCGCGCTTTTCCTGGCGTTGACTCGCATAAAGGATATCGCTCGCGTGACCCTGCCAGCGCGCGACGACCTGGAAAGTATCCTCGATGCCTTTCCCCGCCTCGATGAACGCGCGGACGCCGGCATAAGCCTTCGTCGCTGCGGTCGCCGCTGCTATGACATCGATCATCGAGGCGCCTCGAGGTTATGGCTTGGTCGGCCAGGTAATCGTGCCGGGGAAATCGTCCTGCTGCGGAACATCGCGCAGCGCTTGCCGATATGTCGTCATAGCGTCCGACATGGTGACGTCGGACAGACCGAAATGGTCGGTTTCCTTCAACAGCTCATCCCGCTTTGCTCTTTCCGACGCCGCCAGGTCTGCTGTATTTCTGGCATCATACGCGGCCTTTTGAGCTGCGACGGTCTGCACGACGCCATCGTCGTCGGTGTACTCGCTGAACATATCGCGCTCGGCCCAGGCATAGACCCAGTTGTCGTTTGAGTCCTGCTCGACGCCATTCCGCACGACGACCTTGTACGCTGCGCTCGGGCTCGGCTGCGGAGACGCCAGAACGGGGTCGATCCCCAAGCCGTCGCAGGTTGTCGCCGTCCACACTTTCGGCAGCGAGATATTTGGGTTATCGCTTCGGATTTGGCCTTGAGTTTTGACCTCCCCCGTGGATCGTATTCTGTATTCAGACATAGTTGATATTCCTATGCGATTGCTAAA